CTCCCTCAACTTTAACCTTATCAACCTTTGAGTCACCACCTTCTGGTGTCGTCCCCCATGTCTTACTTAACGTAGTACCTTCGGGTATTTTATCATCTAATTTCATGGTATATCCCCTTTTACAACTTTAGTTGTTTTATGAGTATTACCACTAAATTAGAGTTTAATCTAATTATTCACCACCGCCCTATGTGTATATCCATGAGTGGTTATCTAGTCAAATCCACTAGATCGGATATTAACACCCTATTACAAAACATTTGTCAAAGGGTATCAATTATAAATTATCAATAAACCTGGTTAACCCAAACTAGCAGGCGTGACAAATATCACCTAGTGTCACTATTCTAGCCATGTTGCACGTTTGTCAATGTTACCATAATGTATTGCATCTAGCATGCCAACTAGCATAATTAATTAAACGTGAACAATATCAACTAGTTACCAAATTCAATGGAATTAAAAACGGTATGAATTATGACAATCTAGGCCACAATGTGACGATTAACGGCAATAAACTAGGGTAACACATTGGGATTATTACACATCCTAAACCATGTCAATGTGACGTTTTATGCCGTTGCAACAATGATGCCAACAAACCTAGTTGAATGATGATAATAGTGTATCAAATGATGTGATACATAACTGTATCATCGATGTGATACACACCACCAGCTAGCAACTATCATGCCAACTCTAGTTGATACCTAGTAATTAAACCACTAGTCCACCGGTGGAAGGTGAACCTCACTCCACTAGGTGCATCAACCATTGTAAGGTGCATCAAACCGAGTAGGGGGTAAATGACGTAGATAAGGGGCGGGTTAGTTCTTCAACCTTTGGTGTATAGTTTTTAAAAATCCCAAAATTTGTTAATTTCATTCAGCTTCGCTGATAAATAACCTATAACAATCAACTTCGTTGGATGATACCCTATAACAAATAATTTGCTAAAGGGTAGGTTGGTTAATGAAGAATGTCGGTTTCCCAAATTAATGGTGTTGACATCTTCCATTTAATGTGGTATGGTGGATTATATGGAGGTATTTTAATGTATGGGTTAGATATTAAAAAAGGTAAAGATAAGAGAAGGAAAAGAGATGGAGAAAGGAAAACTCACCAGATTAAAGACCTTTGGGATCTTTCTCATGAGATCTTGCGGTTGTCGGTCTTGGGGCTTAAAGGTACGCAAATTGCTAGTTACCTGGGCTGCACGTCTCAAACGGTTTCTAACACTATCAACTCGGATCTAGGCAAAGCAAAGTTAGAGACAATGAGAGGGGCTAGGGATGCTGATACGTTAGATGTGGCAAAGGAGATTAAGTCATTAGAGCCAGTGGCGATTGAAACCTATCGGGAAATTCTAAGGGCTGAAGACGAGCGAATTAGCTGGAGTCTCAGAAAATCTACTGCTGATACGATAGTTAAAGAATTAGGCGGACATGAGGCACCGAGAAAGCATCTGGTGGGGCATTTCGATCTTGACGAGATAGAAGCACTTAAGGCTAGAGGAAAAGCATTAGCAAGAAATAATGGAACTATAATTGAAATGGAGAAGGAATAAGAAGATGACTGTATGGATTAAACAAGGTGTACTTGGTAACCTATCCCCCAATATGAGAAGGGCTAAAGGGAAACTAATTACTCTATATAACAACAACGATAAGGATTTCTACATAACTTCTATTGGGGAAGGTAATCACCTGGGGCATAGCTGCCACTATGAAGAGAACGCTTTGGATTTTAGTAGACAAGGTATTCCCAAGAAGGATGTAGTTGAGTGTTTGGATAAGGATTTTGATGTAGTTGAATACACTGATAACAGGGATATATTTCACGTGGAGTATGATCCGAAAGGAAGGTAAAGAAGATGCTTAGTATTTTTAAAAGTAAGACTATTAATTTTAACGTATTAGCTGGAGCGGTAGTAACTATCTTAACTACTTGTGGAGTCGTTATTCCAGTTGAAGCAGTTACAGCAATTATAACTCTTGGTAACTTTTTTCTTAGATTTTTTACAGAGAAACCATTGAAGGATAAATAATGAAACTGGAAGAACTACCATTTATAGCTATCGGAGGGTGTCCTAGAAGTGGAACAACTGCACTCACTGACTTGCTCAATATAGATGGTAGTTTGTTTATTACTAGGGAGTTTAGAATCTTTCGCTGTTGGCGGCATCCGATAGGCCCACTCTTGATGAAACATAAGATGAACCCAAATAGAGCATCTAGTGCAGTGTTTAAAAAACATAACCTGGATATAGAAACAGTCAGCAAGATTACAAACGGCAAAAGTGTAACAAACTTTGTAACTAAAAAACTCCCAAATCTTAAATACTTCGGTGATAAACTCCCAAGACATTATCTCTATTTCACCATTGAGATAGCTAATAGATTTCCAAATATGAAGTTTATATTCTGCTTGAGGGATGGTAGAGCAGTTATAGCTTCCCAAATTCGGCTGTTTAAAGGTGGTAAATCTAGAGCCAATTTTATAGCCAAGTCAATTCCCAGTGCTGAGCATCTTTGGTTAGAGGGTTGTGAATACCTTGAGAGGAATCTTAATTGTAAAAGTCTTAAGGATAGAATTCATGTGGTTAGGTATGAAGATGCAGTAGCTGATCCAAAGAAGACTATCAGGCAGATTAGCAGGTTTTTAGGAATTGGTAAGTTAAGTATCGAAGGTCATGAGTATAAGCCAACTCATTTAGATACTTGGAAAACCGAGTTACCGAATATGGAAGATAGATTATCTAAGAAGTTTAAAAAGAAATTAAAAAGGTGGGGATATGAATAAAGAAGGAATCAAAAAGAAGATTAAGGAACTTGAAAAGACGAGTGGAACTAACAAGGGCTGGCATCAGAGGATCAACTTAGGTGGAGTTTGGACTACTGATAAGTTGGTAACTACCGATCAACTATTTCTAAACATTCACCAAGAGCTGATTAGAGAATCAATTGAAGATAAATTTATCTTGGACATTGGCTGCAACGCTGGATTATTTTGTAAGAAAGCTGCGGATATAGGAGCCTTCGCATTTGGTGTTGAGAGCAAACCAGAGTGGCTGAAGCAAGCCTATTTTGTAAAAGAATTTTTTAGGGGGGAGTATACAATACTTGATGGATTTGTTGACGAGTTGGAATTAGGCCAAGATTGGGACTATGTCTTTGCCATTTCGGTTCTTAGATACATTGGAGTTCAAAAACATGGATTCAAAATGAGATCTCAGCTCGCTCGGCACCAAGTGGGTTTCATCCAAAAACTAGCTAAGAATACCAAAAACTTTATAATCAAATGCGGGCTAGACCAGTATGATAATATAGAGTATTGGACTGGGGTTATGATGAGTTGTGGCTTCAAGTATTTCCATAGTATTATCGCTTACCCAGATGTACCAAGGGCTAGACAAGATAGAGTTATAGTGAGGTTTACTAAGATATGAAACTATCAGTCATTATCTCAAATCGTAATGATGTCTCTATGTTAGCAGTTACAGTTAGAAGCTGTATTGAAGCTCTTAAAGCTGTAAGCGGTGGTGGAGAAGTTGTTGTTGTAGATAACTCTGATGAAAAGTTTTATGAGATGGTTAAAAGTGCCTTACCAAGTAAATATATTGAAGAGGGTAAAATTCAACTAATCCGCCAAGATTTCCCTTGTCTTTTCACAGCTAGGGAACTCGGGGCCGAGCGTGCTAAGGGTCAATACATCGCTTGTTTAGATTCTCATATGTTAGTTGGCTATAACATGTTCAAGGATATGGTTGACTTCATGAACTCCCACAGGGATGACCCAAAACTTGGCTTTGGCCATGCTCCTATTGGTTGGGCACATCAACATGAGAGTAGGGCTAAGCATGATAGAGATGTAACCAGTTGTGAACTGGGAGATTGGAATACCCTATATGATGTTGAAAGAAAGATTACTTGGAAAGGTATGCCTTGGATATGCCGTAGAAATTGGTTCCTTCGAACACTTGGTGGGTATGGAGCACTGTCGGCTAATAAGGTAAGTTGGGGCGGTGGAGATATCTTAATTGGAACTAAGCCTTGGTTGCTTGGGTTTGAGAATTGGGCTATACCAACCAGTCCAGGAATCCATATAGGGCCATTCCCGAATGTAGATGGAAAGGATGGAAATAAGTATAGGGTTTATGCAAAGAGTGGGGAGTATCCAACCTTAACAGGTTACCTAGTGGCTCTATATGTCTTGGGTGGGGTTGAAGCTGTTAAGAGAAATACCCAAGCTATTGAGAAGAATTGGCCTTGGTTTTCAGTTGTCAAGTATCTTGGGTTGGCAAAGACTCTTGGTGGAGTTGATAGGAAGAGGCTGCTGCAGAGTCAAGTTATGAGTTTTGAAGAATATCTTAAGAACAAACCTTGGGAGAAGTAATGATTAGTGTAGTTATCTCAACTAGAAATGATCCTATTGGCTGCCTCTTCACAGTGAGGAGTTTGCTTGAAGAAGCTAAGGGCTTTGATGGAAAGGTTGAGATAGTTATAGTTGATAACTCAGACAAAGACGGTTTAAACATTGGGGACTTGATTGATGTACAATATATAGTAGAAGGTAAGATAAAGCTTTTAAAAGAAAGTGTTAGTTGTATTTTCTCCGCTCGTGATAAAGGAGTTGAAGTTGCTAATGGAGATTACATAATAATCCTTGACTCCCATATGATGTTAAGTAGAGGGGCATTTGTCTCCTTTAACAAAACATTTGCCAAAGGGGATGAAGTTGGGATAGTTTACGGGCCATTAATCTACCATATGGACACCGAGATTGACGCTTATCACTCAAGGGATATCAGAACCTTTATGGCAGTTAAGTTTAGAGAAGTAGGTTGGAATTGTAGAAAAATACCATTTAGAGGTGCTCCATTTGGGATGAAGAAAAGTCTTTACCAAGAGATTCAAGGGTATGGAACACTTGCCAAGGAGAAGTATTCTTGGGGTGGTGGAGACGCTTATATGGGAATTAAAAGTTTACTCTTTGGTAAAGTAAATTACCTGGTTGAGAACTTTGCTGGAATTCACATAGGCCCATTTAAGAGAGACCCTTTTCTTTGCAGAACTTCTGAGTATGCAAGAACTCATGAAGGTGGTAGATGGATGGGGATTTTAGTAGCTGGATATATTCTGGGTGGAGAAACTTTGTTACAACAAAGGGTTAAAAGGATTCAGAGAAGACTTAAAAGGTTTGAGGACTTTAGTGAAAGGTCACTTCACAATATTAGATTAGTTGGGGAAGGCGAAAAAAGATGGATAAAGGATAATGCTAAGTTTACTTTTGAGGAGATTCAGGAACAATGGCAAAATGTATCTTAACGATTGATGATAGCAGAAATATCCATTACTGGGGTAAACTTTGTGAAATAGCTGATAAAGTAGATTTTAAGGTTTGCTTGGCTGCTGATTTGATAGGGCTAAATAAAGAAAGAATAAACATTATGAAAGTCTACTCAGATGAAGGCCATGAGGTCTGTTGCCATGGTACCTCACATATTGAATTAACAAAGAGGAATCGTGATACTATATCTAAAGAACTCGTTTCTAGTAAAAATATTTTAGAACAGATTCTGGGCAAAGAATGCAATACTATAGTTTACCCATATGGATCTATTGATTTAGCTGTATTAGATGTTGCTAAAGCAGCTAGGTTTAAGTATGGTAGGGTTGTTTCTAGAAGAATGTTTGGTAGACCAAAGAGTGTTGAAGAGACTGATTTATTAATGATAAGTGGAATAAATTTACCAAGAGATGTAAGTGACCGAACTCCAGATGAAGCAGTGAAAAGTTGGGTTAGTAAAGCTGTAAGCGAGAATTGGTTATTTTGCTTATATGGGCATGGTAAGTGTGATTTTAATTTTGAGGATTGGGGAAGAGTTTTTAAAGCTTTAACTGAGTGTAAGGATCTTATTGAAGTATTGACCTTCAGTCAGCTATAACAAATGTTTTGCTAAAGGGTGATAAAATGATAAAGAGATTATTTTTAATTCTAGCGTTTATTCTAGTAACAAGCTCAAGTTTTGCTTTGGATGAAGTTTTATCAGTCCAGGGTGTGAATGTGGCTCCCACTAGAGTACTTGTCTCAACTGATGCAGTTCAATCCCTCCCAGGCTGGATTATAAATCGAGCTGATAACAAAGTAGTCTCTGCTGTGCTTTTTACTTGTGAGACTAATCCTATAAGGTGGACTGTTGGTGGGAGTAATCCAAGTAGAGTTGGTAATGGCCAAGGCCATATCTTGTATGCTCAGCAAAGCTTAAGGATTGTAAATAGAAGTATGATTAGAACTTTTCAATTTACTAGTGAGACTGGAGCAAGTGCTGCAGTTTTGCAAGTAACAGCTGAGTATAATAACTAAGGAGGAACTATGAAAAAAATAATCTTAACAGTTTTCCTCTTCATACTTTGTTGTACAACATCTTATGGGATGATGTTTACTCCTTATGGATCAGTTCCTGCTGTAGGCGGTGGAGGAGGTGCTCCAACTAATGCGCAATATTTAGTTGGTATTGCTAATGCAGTTTTAACTAATGAAATAGTTGTTTCAGCTAATGGTCAAGCTACAGTAACTGCAGCTAATTATGCTGCTATGAGGGGTCTGTGGGATTTAGAAGTTGGAGTTGATTTCTACTCTATAGTAGCTGCCGATGCTGCACATGAGGGAGAGCTTGTTAATTCAGCTGGATTAATAGCTGCTTTAAATGATGAAACTGGGACACTATTATCTGTATTCTCAGATGATCCTACCTTCACAACTAATATAAATACTCCACAAGTTACCTTCAATAATCAAAATGCTTCACCTAATGCTGTTGGTGAGTTACTTTATGACAATACTATTACTGGGCTAGAAGATGGTGGAATGACTTGGTATGATAGTACTGAGATCAAGATACTGATTGATCTAGATGCAAGTGAAGGTGATCTTGAAGCCGGTGATGAAGGAGAAGTTGTTACTTATAATTGGTCTGGAGGTAGTGGGTATTTTGATCTTCAGCCAATTCCAGGTGGGTACACTAACCTAACTGAGTTTGTAGATCAGACAGCTTGGAGAGTATTCTACTCTGATACAAATGGAGATGTTACTGAACTTGCTCTTGGGGCAGATGGAGAGTACCTAATGTCTAATGGGCCAGCAGTAGCTCCAACATTTGAAACTCCAGCTGGTGCTGGAGATGTAAGTGCTGCTGCTGTTATGACAGATCATACAATTGTCAGAGGAGATGGCGGAGCTAAAGGAATTCAAGATACTGGTATAGCTATTGATGATGCTGATAATATGACTGGTGTAGGTACCTTTGATGCTGGCGCAGGTGGTATGACTGTAGATGCTGATGGGGATACTGGAGTTAAATCACTTACAGTTGATCCAAGTGCTACTCCAACTCACGAGTTTCATGATTCAGATGGTCTTGGTGCTGACAAGTTCTCTGGCTCTATTAGCTCAAATATGACTGATACCACAGACGGAGCAGAAGATTCAGATGTAACACTTACTTATATGGATGCTGGAACTCCAACTGCTGCAATAATTATAGACGGCTCTGATAACGAAATAGTACCACAAATACCAGTTAATATGAGTGCTGAAACTATTACTCTCTCAACTGTTGGTGGTGTAATAGATGCTGGCGCTGCAACAAGTTTGGAGATTCCTAATGGTAATGCAGCCCCTGCTGTACTAGGTCAATTACGATTAGATACCGTTGTTGCAAATCATACAGATGGTGCACTTCGTTGGTATGATAGTAATAACATCCGTCATGTTGTTGATATGGTAGCAGCTACTGCTGAAGGTTGTACAGATGATCAAGTTGTAAGTTATGATGCTGCTGCTGATTTATTTTATTGTAAAGATGATGATGTACTTGTAGATATTGTTGAGTCAGTAGTTTGGAATGCTGCAGGTATGGTTCCAGATGGTACTCAATGTGAAATAAGTTCAACAGCAGTTCAGATAAATTCAGGTCCTTTAGATTACACTGCAATATGTGCAGACAATGATGCATCTTCTTTATATGGCCATATTGTAATGCCAGATAGTTGGAATGGTGGTACAGTTACATTTGAGCTTGAATACTTACAAACAGCAGCAGATACTGATGTTTTAAATAGTGATATAGCTGCTATGTGTAGGGGAGCTACAGAAACTGTAAATAATACTTGGAGTGCTGAAGCAGCTATTGATGATGCTGCAGTAACTGGCTCTAACGCAGTAGACCATACAACTTCTGCAGCTGTAACACCTAATGGAACTTGTGCTGGTGGAGACACTCTTTATTTTAGGTGGCAGATGGATGCTGGAGGAACAACTACAGCAGTTGCAACACTTCATTTTCTTGGTATGAAGATGGAATATACATCAACAGTTGGAGATTAATGTGAGAAAGATATTTTTATTATTTATACTAACTCTACTTACATACTGTAATTCTTATGCAGGAGTTACTTTTTCTCCTGGTAATATTATAGTTTCTGGGTCTGCTGGTGGCGCAGCCCCATCGTATATATTTGAAGAAACATTTAATGGAGGCTCGGCCGACAATACTTGGACGGAAGTTATTTCCGGAACATGGACAGAAAATTATTCTATTGCTCCTGCACCCCTTCTTGGCGCTGCTTCTGTTTATGCTGGCTCAGGAGCAAGGCGACGAGCTTCTTTTACTGGAACTGACAGTAAAATTTTTGCGACCTGCATGATTCATCTCCCCAGTGGTAATAATGGCACTACCACAAATGGGCCTTTGCTCCTTGCCGATTCATCAAATACAACTTTAGGTTATTTACGACTATTATGGGACACAGATCATTACGAACACAGAATGTATTACAATGGGGGTGCTTCCAATACAAGCACTGTTGATATTAATTTGCAACCGGATACAGATTATGTATTTTTGATTGAATACGATAACGGGAGTGGTGCAGATGGATATTTTCGTACAGGGTATAGTACGTTGCCGTTTTCTTCTTGGACTTATGTCGCTGAAATAGTAAATACATCTGATACCGCACAAGCAGAGCGTATTAATCTTGGTGGCGTACCAGCGTCAAATGTAATAATTTTTGATGAAGCGAGGATTGATGATGAAGCGATTTCTTATTAGTCTTGTATTGCTGTTGTTTATAAGTAACGCCTATGCTGCGGATCATTATGTCCTTGACGGTGGATCTGGAGACGGCTCTGCTTGGGATAATGCGTGGGATGATTTGCCAGCTACGCTTACAAGAGGGGACACATACTATATTGGTGATGGTGTTTACGCAACATGGGTTATAGATGATGCCGTATCTACTACTGATATTATTACAATTAAAAAATCAACTGTTGCGGATCATGGCACTGAGACAGGTTACGTTAGCACAGATCACGACGGGATCGCAGATATAGGTCATAATGGTGGCACAGCGTACGCTAATAATAATATACATCTCGACACTTCTTATATTGATATAGATGGTCAGTTTTCAACTGATGGGGTGGCTGGTACATATGGTTTCAGATTATTAAAAAGACCGGGCGCAACCGTTAATGAAGAGAATAAAATATTTTGTGAGGGGAGTAATTATAATATAAGTTATATTGAGGCCCAAGCTATGGATGCTGTTGATGCGGCACAGCGAGGCATCTTGTCAGCAATGGTTGTAGGACAAGTATCCAATAGTGTGGTTAGCCATTTTTTATTAGACCGAGCATCAAATGGAATTGTATTAGGCGGTGCGAATAATGTTATATTAGAATATCTGTGGTTTAGGAATCATTACTATAATGCGATAGGCGTCCACGCACAGTGGATTAATCTCAAACCAGCAGGGACTTGCCCAGGGACAGAAAATACAAATATTGTATTACGTTGGAGTACATTTGAGGATACGGCTGGTGGGCAAGGCATAGTTTCGTTTAATGATAGATGTGGGGCAGTTGATCTAAATATATCAGTGGATGGGATGGACATATACGGCAATGTTGCTGATTTAAGCCTTGATTCATTTGTTGATTCTACAACTAAAGGCGGGATGGTAAACGTAAATGTTTATAATAATTCACTAACGGGTGACGGAACAAATGACTGGTGGTTAGGTGATGCGGGTTCTGCGCCTGGTTCTGGTGTAGGTTTAGAAGCAAGAAACAATTTACTATATAATATGGACGCTGAAATTGGGACTGTAGATTGGGATTCTGATTATAACAGGTATCTTGATACATCTGACACTCCAACAGAAGCAAATTCCACAACCGGAACAGGAGATCCTTATTTAGACACAGCAACATTTGATTTTCATCTTTTGGCAGCAACGCCAGCTGGCGAAGATATTGGCTCACCTTATGATGTTGATCCTGATGGAGTTACAAGAGGTGTAGATGGTGTTTGGGACATAGGAGCATATGAATATAGTGGTGAATATGATTCGACAGTGACTATAACTGGAGGGTATATCCACTAATGGATAACTTAGACTTTGAAAAAATAAAATCTGATGAAGAGTTAAAGGATACTCTTGCACTCTGTTCTGTAAGCACAGAGATGACTTCAAAGACTATATTCCCTGAGAGATTCACTGCTCCATTTTCTGAGAATATCCACATCCCTATTCTTGAAATGATAGATTCTGGAGCACCTAAGATTGCTATAGCTGCTCCAAGAGGGTTTGGTAAGACAAGTATTACAGGGTTAGGTAAGGCCGGGAAGGATATACTATTCAGACAAAGTAGGTTCATACTCTATGTTAGTAAAAGTTTTGACTCGGCTATTATTCAAACTGAAAACTTAAAGATGGAACTTGCAAGCAATTATGCAATTAAGAGTCTATTTGGAAATGTGAAGGCCAAGAATGCCTTTGGAATTGACGAGAGTTTTAGTAAGAAAGCTTGGGTTGCGTTTGATACTTTGGTTTATCCAAGAGGTTCTGGCCAGCAGGTTCGTGGGTTACTCTATAAAAATGCTCGACCAGATTTGATTATAGTAGACGATTTGGAAGACCCTGAGACTATCCATAATGATGAGATAAGGGCTAAGAGAAAAGAATGGTTCTATGCTGATCTAATTAAGTGTGTAAGTCGACTGGAGAAGAATTGGCAAATTATCTATATTGATACTCTAAAACATGAAGATAGTTTATTGCAAGAGTTGCTTGACTCAAGTGACTGGGAATCAATAAGACTTGAAGCCTTTGATGATGACTATAATCCAACTGCTCCTGAGTTTATGGATAAGATTGAGATTATGGCTGAGAAAAAGAACCATGAAGAAAAAGGCCAACTTGATGTTCTTTTCAGAGAGTATAGAAATCTTCCAATTTCAACTGCTGATGCAAGTTTCAGAGCTGAGTTTTTCCAATCTTATAATGAACCTGAGTTAGATAAGAATGCTATTGAAACTGTTATAATAGTTGATCCAGCCAAGACTGTTAAAATGCAAAGCGCTGATAGTGCAATAATAGCTGCTGGAATTAATTATGAAACTTGTAGTATCTATTTTAGAGATTGTGTAGCTGGCAAGTTTTATCCAGATGAACTATACAACGAGATGTTTGATATGAAGGTTAGGCTTAATGTCCATAATATAGGAATTGAGGTAACTGGGTTAGAGGAGTTTATCAAGCAGCCAATTAAGAATGAGATAACAAAACGGGGGCCTTTGTATGCCTTTGAGCCAGTTTGGTTAAAAGCTAGGGGTGGCCCAGCTGAGAGTGGAAAAGGGAAGGTAAAAAGAATAAGTGCATTAGTACCATTTTACAGACAAGGCTATATTTACCACAACCCAACTTGTTCAAGTTTACTTGAAATGCAACTCTTGATGTTTCCGAGGAGTAAAAGATGGGATGTTATGGATGCTTTCGCATATGTTATTGAGATGATGGAGCTTGGACAAAGGTACTTTAATCCACCGATTGAGAAGAGTGAAGATATTGAAGATGAGTATGATGAATTAGAAAAGGAGTACGAGAAGGAATTTAAAGACTGGAGATTAATATGATCGCTTTTAATAAAGAATACTACGATGAAAAAATAGAATCTTTAGAAAAGGAGTTTATTGCTGTGTGGAAAAGAATTAATACTATGGACAATAGATTTTATGTGGTTATTACTTTGTTAGTTTTTAATCTTGGTGGGATGTTAGTTAGTATTGTCCTATCCTATGGCAAATAATTTGTTAAAGGGTATCTAAGAAATGGCTAGAAAATTTGTTACACTAGGCTCAATGGTCAATATGCACCTCTTTGATGACACTGGACCTAGTGCTTATGCTATTATTACAGATAGTCAACTTTCTGTTGCAACTCAAGCGGCTAACCCTACTGAGGTTTTAAGATTAGCAGATATTGGAACTTTAATTGGTGATGTAGTTGGCCCTGCCGGAGCTACTGATAATGCTATTTGTAGGTTTGATACTAACACTGGTAAGCTGATTCAGAATAGTTTAGTAACTATTAATAATGCTGGAAGTATTTCTCTTCCAGGTGGCCAGACAGTTGATGGAGTTGATATATCAGTTCATGCTAGTAATAATAATGCACATCATGCACAAGTTCATACTTACCCATCTCATTCTGATGTCAATATGGCAGGTTTGGCAAATGATGATCTAGCTCAGTATGATGATCCTTCAAGTAGCTGGCAGGCAAAAGACATAGCTGAAATAATATTAGGGCAAGATATTAATCCTGGCCAGGTTATAGTAGGAGTTGCTGATAATGAAAAGATTTTATTCGGTGAGGATGAAGATGCTTCAATCTATTATGATGGAACTGACCTAAATATAAAAACAGATGAAGTTGCTCCTTCAGATCTACTTATAGATTGTGGAGCAGATAAAACTATAGAACTTCAAGAAGAAGTTTGGGATGATATTAGAATAAATCCTGGATCATTTGATAGACCTGGACAATCAGATCCTACATTTCAAACTTTTACTCCGAGTGGTGCTGGAACTAGTACTTATCTTTATGAATTTGCTAAGAATGATATAGTATCATTTACAGTGCAGCTTCCACATAAGTATAAGCATGGAGAGGATATAGGGATTCACTTACATTGGACTCCAGGTAATTGGGGAGTGGCAGAAAATGGTAATCTTGTTGGGTGGAAGGTAGATTATTCTTGGGCTAACATAGATGGAACATTTGGAGCTATGGCAACAGCAGATTTATCAGATGCCTGTGATGGGACAGATGATAAGCATCAAATAGTTGAGGACGTTATGATAAATGGTGCTGGAAAAACTATTTCATCAATGCTGGTATGTAATCTCAAGAGAACTGATACTGGAGCAGATGATACATGGGCAAGTAATTCAAATGGTGAGCAGCCTATGATACTAGAAGTTGATTTTCATTTTCCGATAAATACTATTGGGAGTAGGGAGATTTTAGTCAAGTAAAAGGAGAAAACATGAAGAAGTTTATTTTATCAATATTTATTATATTATTACTATGTTTCAATTCTTATTCTCAAATGTACTTTCACGATATAATTTTAACTGATATAGATGCTATATGGGTTGATGTTAAAGCCTATACTGGTCTAGCAGCTGCTGTAACTGCGATTGGGGCAGCTGAAAGAACACTTTACATTGTTGAGAGGGAAGATTTTACTGGAACTATCCCTGGAAACGTTAGGCTTAAATTCTTTGCAGATGGTGGGATAACATCTACTGGGGCAGTTACAATTAATACTGTGAGTATAGATGCTCCTAACAAGCAAATTTTCTTCGGAACTTTTGATTATGATTTTGCTAGTGGGTCGGAGGTTAAGACTGCTTGGTTTGATGATGTGGATGAAGCCATACTTGAAACCGTAGATGATGAAGTAACTCTTCTGTTTTCTCAAAACGAGCAAGCTAGTACTACCCAACCAATCGGAGATGATGTAGCTCTTAAGTGGGGTGAGCCAGGTAATGAGCTTACAATAGATTCTGGAATAGTAATCTCTAATGTAGATCAAATAATGGCTGGAGATTATATAATAGCTAATGGGATTGGTAGATTAGATTTTAATGATGGAGTAGTTGTTAAATCAACTTGGTTTTCTAGATTAAGAGTAACTGGCAAACATATAGATAATTCTGAAGTAACACTTGAAGTTAGAAAAAGTGAGATTCTTGATTATAGTTATACTTTCCCAAACACTGTAAAATTTGATTTAGGAAGAGGGTATGACATAATTCCTAATACTGGTAGAACTCTAACAATTCAATCGAATGATATAATTGGTAGAGATTATCCAACATTTGGAGATGATAGTCTTGGTAGGGTGGATTTTGCTGATGGTAGTATTATTAAATCTACTTGGTTTAGTACATTAGCAGATGCAGGATTTCATATAGATGATTCAATTATTAGATTAGAAATTAGAAAAGATGAAACTATTAACTATGATTATGTATTTCCTGCTACTACTACTTTCAAATATATTCCAGGAAATATTCTATCTGATTCTGCAGATGCTGATCTAACAATTAATGGGGAGATTGATGCACAGCCAAGACAGCAGATATTTGATTGGGGGAATGGTACGGGTGATATTTCTTTGTCGTTACGGGCAGAAGTATATCCACAATTTTTCGGGTTTTCGTCTTTGGAGTCTGGAGCAAACAATGCAACATATTTAGAAGAAATGATTACGGCTATAACTGCAAATCAATATATCGTTATTCCTTCGGGTTCCTACACTATCGCTGGTCAGTGGACACTTTCTAAGGCTTGTACAATTAACGCTAAAGGAGCGGTTTTTTCTTGGGCATCTGATACCACAGCAGACAGGGGTTTGTTGGTAACGGCTTCTGATGTAGAGATAGATGGTATAGAATTAGACGGGCCACAGAATGTTACTCAAGTGGCCACTCAAGTTGGGATACGTGCTTATGGCGTAGACTCTTCAAATTACATTTCAAGGCTTAAAATTAGAAACTGTAAGATTCATGATTGGGGATATGCAGGAATAGAGACAGAGTTTGTAGAGAAATTTGAGATTGAAAAAAATAAAGTCTATGACATTTTCTACGCTGGCATACAGCTTAGGTCGTCTAATGATGGAAATGTAGATAAAAATAAAGTCTATGACATTCTGCTTGGTGGTAGTCCTGGTGATAATTCTTATGGAATTGTTATCACGAAAGGGGTGGGTACTGAAGCCGTCAAACCTGTGTGTAAGCGTGTTGCAGTAACTAATAATAGTGTGTGGAATGTCCAGTTTTGGGAAGGGTTAGACGCTCATGGAGGTGAAGATATTTCTTTTACAGGAAATAAAGTAAAAGATTGCAGAACAGGGATTATGGTTGGCCCTTTTGTTTCTGCCCCTACTTACACAGCCCCTTCTAGATGTATTGTTGCTAATAACAATGTGTTTGTAGATCACGGAGCAAGCGAAGTAATCACTATGGCAAACACTACTGTTGGAATAATATATCATGGAAATCAGGGAGGTAATGGTTTAGCAGAGGGAAATATAATTAAAGGAAATTCTGTCCGGGGTTTTAAGGCAGGGCTGTATTCCAGAAACTCACAAAATACTGTGATTAGCGGGAATACTGTTTGGGACGTTTACGATTATGGCTTTATTTCTTTTGGTGAAGATCTTAATATAATTATTTCAGATAACTCGTTTGGAGATATTGATGCTGCTGGTGAAAGCGGGATGCACTTTGAGAGAGGGGCAGGAGGCAACTATCCACAAGCCAGTTATGGTATAGTAGCAAATAACTCAATCAGTTCAGGAGCCTTACCTGGGATATACGCAGGAGATACTTTAGTCACGTATAGATTTATAGAAAACAGGATAAAAACAACTGGAAGCACTTATGCAGGAGTGGTAGACCTTTCAGATTTTTCGTGTTCTATTATCCCTTATTTGAGAGTTACAGATACCTGGGATCCTGCGAGTATAAACGCTGCCGCTAACGAAACACACGATGTAACAATAGCAGGGTTAGACAATAGTTCATATTGGCAGATTATAGTAGGGGCTGATAGGACATTGGACGGATTAATCTTATCATCAAGATATAGAGTGGCTAATACTATTGAGTTGCGTTTAGATAATACCAGCGCAGGGGCAATTGATTTAGGCTCTTTACAGTTATCAATAGAGGTTAGGAAGGTTTTTGATTAAGGGGCAACATTGCAGACTTGGTAGGAGAAATGGCTGAAAACAATTTATGGACTAACAGGAAGGGTCAACTATGGTTAACGTAGTTCAAGGAAATACAGAATATAGAAATATGTCTGAGATTGATTTTGAGAGGATTGATGCTCCGGATTATGAGTATCCTAATGATCTAGATTTAAGACCTTGGACTGAGGATCATAGAAGGATTAAGGATAGGATTATGGAAAGGGCTAGAGAATCTAGCAATGTTATGTCCAGTCGGTATAAGAACTGGAATAAAATTGACAAGATCATGACAGCTTATATCAGGACTAGTGATAAAGAGAAGGATGTGAAGACTAAAGATGATCGCAAACCAGTCTCCATTCTCTTCCCATATTCTTATGTAATGATGGAAACTATGTTATCCTACATGGTAGGGGTGTTCTTTCAGGATCCGATTTTTAAGTATGAAGGGTGGAGTGCTGAGGATACTATAGGAGCAATCCTGATGGAGAGGGTTATCCAACTCCATTGTGAGAGGTTTAAGACAGAACTTAACATACACACTATGCTTAGAGATGCCTTTACTTATGGTATGGGAGTTGTATCTCCAGGTTGGGGTATTAAGACTGGGTATAAAACCAGAAGGAAAATGGGAACTATCCTTCAAGCAGACGGTAGCTTGTTTGATGAAGGAGAGATGAAGACTAGAACTGATGAAATGATTCTGTTTGAGGGGAATAAGATTGATAATATAGATCCTTATATGTTCTTACCAGACCCAAATGCTGGAACTGATATTCAAAGTGGAGAGTATGTAGGCTGGGTGGTTAGGGATAATTTGATGAATCTTAAGAGGGAGCAAGCTCTTAATCAAGATACTATGTTTAATACAGCCTATTTGGAAAAGGTTAAAGGTAAGTATTCTGTATTTGCTAGTGACTACTCTGAGAGGGAGAAGAAAACTAATCAGGGGAGTAGGATTGGTTCTTGGTATGGTGGGACTAATAGAATTGATGTAATCCCTATGTATATTGACTTGATCCCTAATGATCCAAAGTGGAAACTTGGAAGTAGTAGCCAACCAGAAAAGTGGTACTTTGAGCTAGCAAGTGATGAAGTATTAATTAAAGCTCAGCCAGCTAACTTTGACCATAATATGTACTCAGTTGCTATGTGTGCTCCGGAGTATGATGGATACACACCAACTCCAGTTAGTAAATTGGAGATGATGCAAGGTTTGCAGGAGACAATGGACTGGCTCTTTAATTCACATATAGCCAACGTGAGGAAGGCTATAAATGATATGTTAATAGTTGACCCTTATATGGTTAATATGAATGATCTTAGAGATCCTAAACCAGGCGGGTTGATTAGGTTAAGAAGAGCAGCTTGGGGTAGAGGAGTTGATAAGGTAGTTCAGCAGCTTAATGTAAGTGATATAACTAGATCCAACATTGGAGATAATGCCTATATGACCCAGTGGATGGAAAGGGTAGCTGGAACAGATGCAAGTATGTCAGGTAATTTAAGACAAGGTGGGCCTGATAGGTTGACTAAGGCAGAGTTTCAAGGTACCAGGGCAGGTGGAATTGGTAGGTTGGAAAGAGTTGCCAGGATAATTGGTTTGCAAGCTATGCATGATATTGGTCATATGTTTGCTTCAAACTGTCAACAGCTTATGAGTCAGGATGTATATATTAAAGCTATTGGGGATTATCAAGAAGAGATACTTAAAAGCTTTGGTGGAAATACCAGGGGTAAGGTTACACCTTATGATCTGCTAATAGATTATGATGTAGTACCGAAAGATGGAAGTGTTCCAGGCGGTAATTTTTCTGAGCACTGGATAGATATATGGAAAACCTCAGCTACAGACCCTGAGATAAGACAAGAGCTTGATACAACAAGAATGTTTATGTATATAGCTAAGCAACTTGGAGCAAAGAATATAGAAGATTTTAGAAGAAATGTTAACAGAATACAGCCTGAAATGGTAGGTGATGAACAAATTCAAGAAGGTGTTGCATCAGGTGCTATTCAACCAGTTTAGGAGGATAAATGGATTTTTCAGAAGTTATAATAAGATCGACAAAAGGAGATATAATAGGCTTTAAAAAGAGTCTCTTGGCTAAAGATATGAAAAGGGAAATCTTAGTTCTTAAGAGAATGGCTGAGAGAGAGTATAGAGAAGCTAAGACTCTTATATGGAAGGGAAATATAGATGGTAGAATTGAAGCTCTAGAAAGAGTTTTAGAAATGCCTGATAGATTTATACAAAGACTTGAAGATATAGAGGAGGAAGAAGATGACTCTGGACGTAGCAAAACCGAGTGATACTGATCCTGTAAGTGTACACGCAGAAGCTATTAGAGATAATAGAATTGAGATAAATGCTCTAAGTGGTATACCATTTGCTCAAACTAGTTTAGTTATTGCAATAGGGACTATTGGATTGGTTGTAGGAACTGATCTTTCAGAATCTAGTATTGAGGTAATTAACTTAAGTGCAGATGGCGCTGTAACCATAGGTACTATAACCCTTGGAACTGCTGGGCAGATTAAGGTGTTTATTGCTGAAGATGATGATGTGACAATCACTAATGAAGCAGTAGCAGTTGTAGGGGGAGTAGTAAGATTAAATCAAGTTCCAGCAGTTGGAACTTACAACATGCAGACTGGGGATATACTAGCCCTTAGCAATGTTGGTGGTGGAAATGGCTATTGGAAAGAGCTTTTTAGAACTCTTTTTGTTGGTTAATCCTTTAACAAATTATTTGTAATAGGGGGAATGAGAATGGCTTTAAGTGAAGAAGAAATAAAAGAAATGCAAAAGAGTGAGTTAGTTAGTGAGCTAGCAGCTTCTGGAGAGTGGACTGAAGCACCAGGGACTAGCGCACCTGGTACTGAGTCGCCAGGTACTGAAGCTCCAACAACAGAAGCACCAAGTGCTGAGACTGAAGCACCTACTACCGAAGCTCCAGCTGCTGAAACTCAGGCACCTACAACTGATCCACCTAAAGAAGTGGGTGAGGAAATAGTAGAGCTTAGAGCTAAGGCTGCTGAATTGGAGTTGCTCCAAAAAGCACAGGCTGCTACCAAAGCTTTCCCAACTAAGGCTCCAACTACTGAAGCACCGGTTGAAGAGATTAACTTCCTTGATGGGATAACTGAAGAGGATTTGCAGAATCCAAAAGTTTTGAATAACATCCTTAATACAGTTTTGAAAAGGGGAGTGGAGATAGGCAAGAATGTAAGCACTGAACATGTTCTTAGATCTATCCCACCAGTTATGCAGAATGTGGTTCAGCAACAATTAGCTCTGAAGACTTCAGTTGATAATTTCTTTGGTAGTAATGAAGATCTTCTACCGCATAGAAAACTGGTAGCTCTGCAAGCTCAAAAACTAGCTGGAGAAAATCCCGAGTGGAATCTGGAAAAACTTTATGACGAATCTGGCAAAGCTACTAGAGATACTATTGGATTGAAAAAGCAAACAAAGTTGAAAAAAGATGAGAAGGTGAAGAATCCGGCTTTTCCCAAAACTACTAAAGGGAAAAAACCGGCTGCTGAGAAACCTAAGCTATCTGCTCTTGCTGAGGAGATAGGTACGATGAATGATTTAAAATACTAAATGGAGGTAACTCGTAATGAGTCTTGAAAACAAACACAGAGAACAAACTACAGTGGCTGACAAGAGTGCTTTTCCACGTGCTAATTATGAAATGAGTGTTAGGGATTATACAGTTAGGCCTATTGCTGATGCACTTAGCGGGCCTTGGACTTTGACCCTTCCGCCAGTCGGGAAAGCAATGGGGAAATTTTATTCTATAGTATGTAGAAATGCAGATGCTATTAATACAGTTACTATAGAAGACAACAATAGTGATAGTGAATGTTGGAATGGGGATTACACTTTGAATGGAAAATGTGATGCTATATTATTCTATTCAGATGGTATGTTTTGGTATGCTGGAACTGACTTGGTAACTCATGAAGGAACTGCTGCTCCGACTACTGCAGCTCCAACCACAGCGTCACCTACTACTGCACCACAATAAACTGAATGATTAATAGGAGGAAATAGATATGGCTTTTTTAGGAATGAGAGGAACTGGCGATTGGGCAACTAACCAAAGGCCGGAAAATTGGAGACAGCAGATACTGTACTTGTACCCTAACGGGACTGCTGCACTTACTGCTATGCTTAGTATGATGGGGAATGAATCTACCGATGATCCACATTACCACTGGTGGACTGAGAATGTAGGTAGTGTTGGTGGGACTGTTAATGGAGTGTTTACTCTTCCTGATCTTTCAGCTCTTTATGTTGCTGGCGGAGTTGCTGGGGATACACTTTATATAACTGTTGCTGCAGCACTTGCTCAGCAGATTAGGGGCGGGCATCAGGTATTGCTTAGGGATGCTTCTAACTATCGAGTTGATGTAAATGCTAAGGTAGTTGTTGACTCAATTATCAATGGAGCTAATAGTATTCTCACAGTTGAGTTACTTGAGGCTGATGATAATGGAGTTACTACAGATCTAAGTAATTGTGATACAATCTTGGTAATTGGTAATATAAATTCTGAGGGTGCTGAAATGACCACCTCAGTTCATCAAGATCCAGTTGAGTATAGTAACTATGCTCAGATTTTTAGGAATACACTTGATGTTACCAGGACTGCAATGAAGACTAAGTTGAGAACTGGTGATGATTATCAGAGGATGAAGAGGGATACTCTTGAGTATCACTCTATTGAGATAGAGCAGAGTTCATTCTTTGGTATTAGGACTCTTAGAACTGGAACTAATGGAAAACCTGAGAGAACTACACAGGGGATCTTGAGTTTCACTCGACAGTTTGCTCCAGCTAATGTAGATGATTATAGCTTGAACCCTGCTTATGCTGGCCAGACTTGGTTGGCTGGTGGTGAGTTGTGGATGGATACATTCCTTGAGCAACTCTTTAGGTATGGCTCAAATGAGAAGTTGGTTTTTGCCGGAAGTGGAGCTATTCTTGGGATTAATCGTTTGGCTAAAGCGAGTGGACAGATTAATCTTACGCCAGAAACTGTGGCTTATGGATTGAAGGTTTGGAAGTGGATTACTCCTTTTGGTAATATTTTCATGAAGACACATCCACTGTTCAGTTTCCAGCCAACCACCAGGAATATGCTGGTGATAATGGAGCCTAAGAACATGAGAATGAGGTACATTGATGATACTATGTTTATTGCGGACAAGATGGAGAAACAGAACACTGGACATAATAGAATCGATGGGAAGAAAGAGGAGTATCTTACTGAGATGGGATATGAGTTCCATCATCCTCTTACTTTTGGAGTTATGAATAGTGTTGGATTGGATAACAATCTAGTACCTTAGAGGTTAATGTTATAGGGGGTGGGCAACTGCCCCCCTTTAGCAAATTATTTGTCAAAGGGTGGTATATGAATTTACTACAAGTAAGACAAAAACTTAGATCTGAGAGTGGCCGGTTTGATTTGGTTAACTCAGATGGAAGTGATAACGGAGCTGACTTTTATATTAACGAGGGGTCAAGGTATTTAGATAGATTAGAG